ATAAATTAACCGACCCCGGTCCGCAGTCACCACCTTTTTATATATAAAGAGTGGAGGGAGGGAGGGACCGAAAGCCTATAGAATCTTATATAGGCTTTCTCTTGATCCCCAATGCCCCCCCGAGCTAAAAGACTCGACGCACAGCGCTGGTTCCTGACTTACGCACAAGCCGACGCCATCGACATCGACGAACTCGCCGACTTCATTCACAATCTCGCACCAGGCTGGCTTGAAATCGTACAGGAACACCACCAACAAGATGGAATCCACTACCACATTGTCGTGTGCTTCGACGACCGATTCCAGGGACCCACCACCGTCTTCGACTTCAATGGGCACCATCCAAACTGGGTCGTCATCCGCAATGCCGCAGCTGACCTCATCAACCGCCGGCATTACATCAGAAAGGGACTCCGCCCTAAAGAGGAACAGCACACTATCAAGGACCACAAGAAAAAAGCGTGTGACTATATCATCGAACCCGACACTCGAGGAACCGTTCCACCCTACGTTGCAACGACAGGACGCCTGGATTGGGGATCCATCTTACGCGAAGCGACCGACAAGGCTACCTTCCTCGAGCTCGTCAGAATCAACCAGCCTAAAGAGTGGGTCCTCCGCAACGACCAGATCTACAAGTACGCAGAACGGTCGTTCAAGAAAGCCCCTGAACCCGAAGCGGTCTACCCTGTGGACAGCTTCGTCGTTCCTCCCGAAATGGATCAGTGGTGTAGGGAAGTCTTCGCAGAGGTTAGTTTTATTCCGGCTCGTTCACACGAACCTCCCTTGGTTTAATTGAATATTGATATTAATTAGTTTGATTACGTAGCCACGCCCGACCAGGCCGAAAACCCTTCTCCTCGTTGGACCGAGCCGACTTGGTAAAACCGTGTGGGCGAAGTCACTCGGACGTTATAGTTACATGTGCGGATTGTGGCACTCTGATGAATTCGACGATACCGCCGACTACCTTATACTAGACGACTTTAGCTTCGCGTACTTCCAAGGAATGCGCAAAGCACTGTGGGGGGCTCAGGAAGTTTTTACTTCCACCGACAAGTATAGAAAAGGTTACCACCGTTGGGGAAAACCTTTGATATGGATATGCCAAGAGGAGCACAATCCTTTCACTGCGTTTGGGAATGATGGTAGACCAGTCTTAGCTTTAGAAGAGCACGCTTGGTATAGGGCAAATTGTGTAGAAGTGCATGTTACGGAAAAACTGTTCATTTAATAAACACCACTTTTTCCTAACCCTTGCGCGCTACGCGCGGAGTATACCATATTCATGCTATATCAGTTTATTTATTACGCCTAACACTAACGCGCTACGCGCGGACCCTAACCTAAGCGTCTTTGAAATAAACGGTTGTCTGGACGTAACCGTTTAATTGCGTATTGAGCTGGGAGAAATTCGGAGCTAAACACTCCAACACCCAGTACAGCTGCAATTCCTTTGCAGGACCAAAGAAACTATTCAGCGCGGTAGTTTCCTCAGCTTGGCTGGTCAACTTCCGCCTAATCGGGATATAAAATTTCTTATGGATATTTGATTGACCGATCGACGCCTGACCGAGGGTAAAACGGCGCTGGAATCGAATACGGGTAGTTTGAGTATTCCACCTAGCCCACACAGGTGTGGTGGTGAAATCCGTGTCAAACGGTTGGGTGCCAGTGGTGACAGGTAAGGTAGTAAACGTAGTTGGATCTTCATACACGGTAAACCGGAATTTTATATCCGGCGTACCACCAGCGGCAATGGGGTACCCCATAAACTCCCAACGAAACCCCCTCATCATTATCTGGTTGCCAATGAACGTGTGTTCCGAACGCGTAAGAGTGTTGTTCTCGCGCGGGATCTGGTTGTGAATCGCGCCGCGAATGGAGAACGTCCCGCCACCAATGTACCCCGCTGTGGTGAGAAGCGAGTTGATGTCCCAGTTCTCGTCCATGTGTTTGGTCTCCGCAGGTTTGACCGCGATGCGTTCAATTGCCTGCTTCTGGCGCTTGGAAAAAATCTGCCGCCTCCTGCGGTACGTGCGGCGCCTGTTGTACGCCATGCCATGAGATGTTGTTTGTGATTAAGTGGGTGGCTTGGGCAGGAGCGCGTCACCTAAAGGTGCCGGGTAAACGCGGAGTTCGGAGTTCGGAGTTCGGCTAAATTGCTCGGAGTTCCGAATAAATTAACCGACCCCGGTCCGCAGTCACCACCTTTTTATATATAAAGAGTGGAGGGAGGGAGGGACCGAAAGCCTATAGAATCTTATATAGGCTTTCTCTTGATCCCCAATGCCCCCCC